CGGAGGATGTAGAACTGATGCAGTCACCATTGCAACGCCTGTCGGATGAATCCGAACTGGATGGGAAGTATATGATTTACTTGGCGGGGTGGAATGATAGCAACCCGATTTATCAAGGCTATGAGCAGGTGTTCAGCAACAAAGGGAAGAACAACAACTATTCGCGCATCCAAGCGGCGGACATATACAGCTACGTGCAGGGGTACAATTGGGTGGATGTGAGCCTTGCACCTTTGCGCGACACCAAGTTCAATCGCTTGAAGTCGGAGTTGAAGATAACCGAGGCCGCTTGGATGGGTAAGGCGGTCATTGCCAGCGAGGTGCCTATGTATGCCGACTGCATCGAGAATGGCGTGGATGGGTGGCTTGTTCCCGAGAAGAAGGAGAAGTTGTGGTATAAGTATATGCGGGCGTTTATCAATGAACCTGCGATGGCGAAGGAAATGGGTGAGCGGCTACGTGCCAAGATGCAGGGCAAGTTTGACATCCAGCAAATCAGCGAGGCAAGGCTGAATTTGTACAAATCAGTGGCGCGTGGTATTTAACCTTGATGCTATACCTGAAAGCCAGCCAATCGAACACGATTAACGTCACGTGGACTGAACGCGCAACAAACGCGACCATCTACAAGTTGATACTGACCAACATCGCCAAGAACACCAGCACGGCGGTGTACATTGACGCGATTAGCAACGCGAGCAGTTACGAAGAGCGCTATGACCGCTTCACCTTCACCTTGGGTGCTTTGGAGAAAGGGCAGTACAAATACGAGGTGTATCAGGATGCTAACGGCTACGCGGCAGGTGATACCCTTGGCGGCGGCTTGTTCGTGTTTGAAGATGGCGGCTATGCATACATCAGTGCGGCGGCAGACCAAGCAACGAACGCGCCGTGGGGGTGTCAGGGAACAAATATAAGCGGCACATTGAGTGCAGTTGGCACAGGAATAGCAAACACGGCGTTAATCGTTGCAGGTTGCCCTACATCGGGTATAAGCGCGAGGCTTTGCGATGAATTGATACTGAACGGGTATAGCGATTGGTTTCTTCCTTCGCTTGATGAGTTGACGGCAATGTTTGATGAGCTTCAGCAAAACGGATTGGGCAACTTTGCAAATCACACCTATTGGTCGTCAACACAGCAAAGCGCCACGCAAGCATACACGATTGATATGAATAACGGAAATCAAGGCACGCACGCAAAAAACAACACATCAAATCGCTACACAAGGGCGATGCGCCGCTTCCTGATGGGAACGCCAAGGGTCGTGGAAACAGGATTGGCCTACATCGAACCCGCAGTTGAAACCTACGTTGCACCAAGTAACAACAACACCTATGTCAGCTTCTAAATTCGCATTCAGTTTCATTCCCACCACCGACTACCAGTTGCCTGTAATGCTTGAAAACAAGCAAGCCAATATGGTGCTGTTTGGTGAGCGCAATGAATATCCATATTACCTGCTCGACAACTACCACAAAAGCGCAAAGCACTGCGCCATCGTCAACGGCAAGGTTCACTACATCGTAGGCAAGGGATGGAAGGCGAGCGATAAAGGCACGGTTGAACAGCAAGCAAGAGCGGAGGAGTTTATCCGCGACCCGAATGTTGAGGATGATTTGAACGACCTGACCGAGAAGTTGGTGCTGGATTTGGAGTTGTTTAACGGCTTCGCGCTTGCAGTCACGTGGAACAGGGGCGGCGGCATCGCCTTTGTTGAACACGTGCCATTTCAAAAGGTGCGAGTTAGTTTGGACGATGAGATGTTCCTGATAGCAGATTGGTACGATGCGCGTATGATTCAGCAGTTTCCGAAAGGCAACGAGGTGGAGAAGATGCCGAAGTTTGACGAGAAGAACCGCGTTGGCAAGCAGATGTTTTACTATCGCCATTACAGCGCAGGCGTTCAGCATTACCCGCTTCCGAACTACCAAGGTGCGCTCGCTTACATTGAGTGCGATGCGGAGATAGCGCGCTTCCACATCAACAACATCCGCAACCAGTTTTGGGGTGGGCAGTTGATAAACTTCGCTGATGGCATACCAACCGAAGAGGAAAAGGATGAGATTGAGCGTATGATGCGCCGCAAGTTCAGCGGTGCGGGGAACGCAGGTAGATTTGTGCTGACGTTCAGTAGCGGCAAGGAAAGCGCACCAAGCATCCAGTCGCTAACGCCGAGCGATTTGGACAAGCAGTTTGACCTGCTGAACAGGCAAATTCAAGAGGAAATATTTGTGGCGCATAACGTCACCAACCCGATGCTGTTTGGCGTTAAAACCGAAGGGCAGTTGGGAGGCCGTAAGGAATTGATTGAGGCGTATGAGTTGTTTAAAAACACCTACGTAAATGCGCGGGTGATGATTGTCGAGCGGATGGTCAACTACATCGCAGGGTTTAACGACATCGAAGGCTTGTATTTATGCCCTACCGACCCAGTGACCGAGCAGTTAAGCGAACAGGTGCTGACGCAGATAATGACGCGCAACGAACTGCGCGAAAAGGCAGGACTTGAACCGATTGAAGAAGAAGCCACGCAACCCGAAGGCGCACCTGCTGTGGAGGCATTGGCAAGCGAGCCAGTGAACGAGGCACTGCGCACGATGACAGGGCGGCAGTTCCAGCACCTGATGCGGATAGTGCGCAACTTCCAGTCAGGCAAGATTAGCGAGGCGCAAGCGCGCACAATGCTGGGCAGTGGCTTTGGATTGACCGCCGAGCAGATTAACGACTTCCTGACTGATGGACAGGCCGAGTTCAGCGCACAGGGTGAAGATGCAGAGATGCGGATGTTGGCGGCTATTGGGTCGCAATATGGCGATGACGCGCAAGCCTTTGACGTGGTTGATAGTTGGGAACTTGCGCTTGAAGGCGACCCTGAAACCTTTGCGGTCGATGAGGAGGAGGAGAAGTTGGACAAGCGAATAATGGCGTATCGCAAGAAGCACAGGCTTGCAACGGTCAAAGAAATAGCCGAGGCGTTGAAGGTCAGCCCTGCGAAGATTCGCAAGCGGATTGCTTACCTGCTTGAAAAAAACCGCTTCCCGATTAGCCGAGACATTGACACGGCCACGAAAGAAGTGCCAGTGGAGGAGGAAGTGGTGGAGGTGCGCTATCGCTACGATTGGCGACCTGAATATGCGGGGTTGAGCAAAGCGGATGGCTACGACAAAAGCCGCAAGTTTTGTCAGACGATGCTGGATTTAAGCGCGACAAAGTTGTACACCCGAAGCGATATTAACGACATCGGGCAGTTGGTTGGGTGGAATGTTTGGGAGCGCAGAGGTGGTTGGTTTACGCTTCCGAATGGCAACCACAGGCCATCGTGCAGGCATATGTGGGTTCAGCAGTTAGTGGTTAAAAAAGGAACAACAGTTAAACGTGTAGTGTAATGAGCATCGCCTTATTTGTGAGTGAAGAATACCTGCTGGAAAACAGCGTCATAAACGAAAACGTAGCCTATACGCAAATCAGGCCCACGTTGGTCAAGGTTCAGGATATGCACATCCAACCTGCCCTTGGCAGTGCGTTGTACAAGGAAGTACAGGCGCAAGTGGTAAACGCTTCGACAACTGCGTTAAACATCACTCTGCTGGAAGATTACATCCAACCTGCTATCGTGCAATGGATGTACTTTGAACTTCCGATGGTGCTGTCGTTCAAGTATATGAATAAAGGGATGGACCGCAGGACCAGCACCGAAAGCAACCCGATGAGCGTGGATGAGGTGTTTAAGTTGATGGACAAGGTGAAGAATGATGCGGAGTGGTACACGGAGCGCATTACCCGCTACTTGCAAGAGAACCACGCCAGTTATCCGCTATTTGACAACCCACCAACGGCTATCGACACGATTTACCCCAATGGCAGTAGTTACGAAACAGGGATGGCATTGGGAAGGCGTGGCCGCTTTCGTGACCCGCTTGACTATCCCGAAAAACGCTTTTACCCATTTTAATGGCACACGCGAAAAATATCAACAAATTAAAGCAGTACTATGAGTTGGGTTCGATTAAAGAACGACCTGCTGACCTTTGCGCAGGCACATCCACAAATCAACAGCGTGGGATTCGGCGACCCGCTTGCGATAGGAACGGACAACACGATAAACCTGCGGACAACCGACAGGGATAGGGTTGTTTACCCTTTGCTGTTTGCTGACCTGCAATCTATGACCGCAAATGTTGGTGCGCTTACGCTTGGCGTGAGTGTGCTGATTATGGACAGGGTTGAAGATAGCCGCAACCTATCTACGGCGGTGACTGGTAGCGTAGTAGCGCGATGGACTGACAATGAAGATGAGGTGCTAAACGACACCTTATATATAATGCGTGACTTCATCAGCAAGTTCACCAACGACCCTGCAAAGGATTACACGTTGCAAGATGCGGTTAGTGCAACGCGGTTTGTGGAGGCGCGGGATGACAAGGTCGCTGGATGGCAGGCTTCGGCCAACTTTGACTTTGAATATCCGCACAATTCTTGCGAAGTTCCGACATAAGTGGTATTTAACTAAAAATAGCATATGAACATTGGGCAACAATTAGACGCGATGCTGGGAGGCTACGGCGCGATAACCGTAGTGACAGGCGCAGTCACAGGTCAGGCTTTTGAATTTCTTGTGGTGAACGCCGCAACGAGTTTTACGACTTTGACCGACAGCGAGGGCAACAAC